TTTTTTGCGCTGCCTCAGCTCTAGCTAAATTTCTAGTCGCTGGGGCTTGAACCCACGCTGGAATTGATTGCGCCTGTGTTTTACTTCCACCTTTTCCACCACCGCTACTCATTATATTTCCCTCTTAAGCGTTGTAAATTGATATTCCCAACCTTCGCTTGCCAATGCTTTCTCCCATCCCGGACGCCCTGTCAATGTCATTGCAGAGCATCCTTGAGCCTTAGCCCACTCAGTTGCTGGCTTGTGGAATGCTTTAATTTCGTTAAGACTACCACCAGCCAAAAAAACGTGAAATACTTTTTTTCTTGGATAATTTATTATTTCAGTAACCATGCAAGAATTATCCGTAGGCCAAAACTGAAAGTTGCCAAGCAAAATACCAAGCATGACATCGTCAAAATTGTGAGTATCCCCACCATAAGCAAGGGCATTCTCAATATATTCTCGACAGCGAATAATTTCATCAACCATGCCTTTTTGTGCTTGATTTTGCTTCATGGCACATATAATTCAATTATAGACATAGTCACGGATGGCGATGCTGGCGCATATGACGTAGCCGCAGTTGCCGCCAAACTACCTGTTGTACTATCCGCCGCAAACATTGCCTGCAAATAATCGCCATCATTTACATCAAATATGCCGTTTCTAAAAGTAATTTTTGTCTGTCCGTTTGCGTGCAAAGACGTTACCATTGCAGAATTTGCTATATCTGATCCATTTTTCCGAGGCCAAAAACGATAAGTTATTGTTGACGCGCTACTAGAATGTATCTCAGCGCCAAACGTAATATGATACACGCCGCCTTTTGCAAACACTATTTTACTTGTATCAGTGCCGTCAATTGATATGTTTCTAGCAATGTCAGTTGTGTTCCAAGTTACTGCGATTGCGGTATCTGCCGATGAAATTGTTTGCGTTGTCGTATCAAAAAAATGAGCGTGTGAGTTATGACCGTAAGAGATAGGCTGAAAAGCGCCATTTGTTGAGACGACCATATGATCTATTGATGCGTCCCAAAGCATAATGCCATCTTCAGACGCAGAATCGCCAGTTAACCTAAAGTCTAGTTTGTTTTTTGTGCGAGCAATAAAGTTGTTAAGTCGCTCTGCCCATTCTCGCCAGCTGCCGCCTAATGGTGGAGGAGTAGAACTCAACGCTTACCTCCAGCCTTAGCCTCGATTCGCATCGTGCCAACTCGCCAATCATTATTGACCGTAGTCTCAACTCTCATTCTTATTTGTCTGCCACTAAATCTAACGTTTGTTGGATTAGCCATTGTAAATGATCCAAACTCGCTTTCTGTGCCGTTAGGATAAAACCTAGTTTTAAACTTGGCGTTTACGTCGCCCTGAGTTAACTCATCTGGAATTAAATCAGTAACGTGCATAATGTTATCACCATTACCAAGGCTTATCGGCCCAGATTCAACAAATTGCGTCGCGCCGTCGTGATTAAATCCATATTCCTGAAAATACAATTCTCCATTTGGGCCAGCCCATATTGGATAACGCAAAATTCCAGTATCAATAGCAGCCGTTCGAGACAGCTCGCCAATCATCCATATATTGTCTTTGTAATCGTATGAAACATAACGATTGTTCTCTGTAGAATCTTCACTAGCATAGAACCACCAGATTTCTGAAAAGCGGCTGTTATGCGTGGCGTATACTTTACTGATTTGGTTTGTGTTTATATCTCGGAATATATGATCGCTAACTTCGCAGTTCAGTTCTTTTACGATTGATCCATCAAAGAAAAAGAATCCTTTTTGCCCCATCCAAAATGCAGCTTGATCTACCGCAACCAATGACTTTGGTGAATCAGTACCGCAAGCAGAGCCAACGCGCTCAAATCCGTATACATATGGCGGCCCTTGATAGGTAGCCAAGTGAGCGTCAACATCAGTGATAATTAACGTCCTGCCTCTAATTCTAATTGCAGATCGAATCGTTCCAGATGATTGCAGCTCAATGTCGCCAGCTTCATTTGTTGCCGCTGGCGTCCATGACGTTAAGTTTTCTTTATCGCACCACTGTATCTTACGAGGATTATTATCAGCGCCCAAAGCAAACAGAAACCGCTCCTCGGTAACAATCAAACTTTGATTACCTGTTGGCGCATTAGTTATTGGTGCGGCGACACCGCCTCCGTCAACGTCCCATAAATGTAGCTTTCCATCGGTCGATGAGCAGGCAACTAAATCCTCGCCAAAGTTATCAATTGCCCAAGTTGTAGCTGGCAACCAGTTTGCACTTGGCACTCGAGGAGTACTATACGATCCTACGTTGTACAATCCACCGCCATATCCAGTATTTTGCGTTGCAGACTCTCTGCCTAATGTAAATGAAGTTGGTGTAATATCAGTAACAGTGCCAGCAGAGCTTATTGCGTACAGTTTTTCATACGTTCCAGCCGCAAGATTGTTATTAGCGTCTAAATCTCGCCAACCATGCATTCCTCGAGGCGGCGCGGCTATGCCAGATGTAACAAAATCAGTCCATCCGCCAACCGGTCGCATACTGCCCTCAGACCAACGCACTAAACTTGCGTCACGCCATCTGTTTGATTGCTCAAACTCTGTGCCGTTTTTATAAACGCCCGGCGGTAGCTTTAATGGAATTAATGCCATCTATTTTTCCTTACCATGAAATTAATACTGCTCCAGCGTATCCCGTTCTGCCGCCTTTGTTTGGATCGGTATCAGTTAAGTTTCCGCCTCGACCGCCTGTTCCATAACCAGTACCGTTGTTACCTCCAGCGCCTCCATAAAGACCAGAGCCACCACCACCGTTCGCACCATTAGGCGATCCACCTGCGCCTCCAGAACCGGGTTGGCCCCAAATTCCTCCTGCGCCACCGCTGGCGCTTACAAGTCCAGATCCAGAAGTTACAGATGACGTGCCTCCAGCAACTCCAGATCTTCCTGAAGAGCTTGAAGCGCAAAGCACAAAACTGCCGGGAGCGCCTCCTGCACCGACAACTACTGATAAAGACTCGCCGGGCGTAACAGAGAGCGATTGATTGGTTTGATAGCCGCCAGATCCACCGCCACCACCGGGATATCCGTCTCCGCAAAACCAACAGGCGCTGCCACCACCGCCACCGGCATAAACAGAAACGGTCATGGTGCTAACTCCAGCAGGAACTGTTAAAGAAAATGTTCCAGCGGAAGTGTAATTTTGCGATCCCGGCTCATATAGCGCTGACTTCCATGTGCCGCCATCATTAATCTGCACATCTAAGCAGTTTTTCCAAGATCCAGAGTCTTTAATAAAAACTTGCTGAACGTCTTTCCAAACGCCGCTATGCTTTACTTTAAGAGCCATTAACTAGAAACCTTGTAGTGTATATCTCCATTCGATCCGCCTGTTGGATCGCTTGTGCTAACAGTTCTTGTGCCAAATCCATTAGAACTTGTTGAATCAGATATATTTACCAATGTTGCCTGTTTTGCATCTAGTTGAGTCTGTACCGCAGACGTTACGCCGTCAACATAATTTAATTCGGCTGTCGTTGCGGTAACTCCGTCAAGTAAATTTATCTCAGTTGCCGTAGCAGTGACGCCATCTAAAATATTAAGTTCTGCGACTGTTGATGTTATACCGTCTAACGCATTTAGCTCTGCGGCTGTAGATGTAATTGCCGTTCCAGCAATAGACAACGTGCTAAAATTTCCAGTCGACGCCGAGTTAGCGCCAATTGGTGTTCCGTCAATTGCGCCAGAGTTAATATCAATACCTGTAACGGCAGTTGTTCCATCGAGCAAGTCATCAATGCCGTCAAGGTTGTTGTTTATCTTTGTCCCCCAAGAATCCTCGGATGCGCCAATCTCTGGCTTTACCAGAGCATAAGTTGTGGTCGTTGTATCTGCCATTTAATTTACCTTTGTCCAGTTTTCTGTGTTAATAGATAATTTTGTCCAGCTTTCTGAGTTAACATCTTCAGTTTCCCATTTTTTTCTTCCACTGACATAAACAATTGAATTTGAATTTATCAAAGATCCTCTTGGATTTAATAATACATTAGGATGAGATTCTGTTTCAGATTCTGGAAACTGAACAATTGAAGAAGAGCTTGTGTAATTTGAATTATTAATTAATGTTGAATTTGCCTCAATTAATCCAGCAGTAAACTGCAATAATCTTTCATATCCACTAAAAGTTGTAGAAGATCCAGAAGTAACTACAGATGATATTTGCAATCCAGTTAATCCAGATTTTACATCCGACGTAGATTCTGATTTAACTGCAGCTATTAGCGGCTCACCTACAGTGTATTGGTCATACCAGTATTGTTCGCC